CTGTAGTTCGTTGTACCCCAGTCTAGGAAGTCGTCTCCACTGAAGGAACCCATAGTGATCTTGTTTGTAGCACCGTCTCTAACGATAGCAATGATAGCAGGAGATCCAGTAGATACGTTAGCAACCTGTTGTGAGATAACATCGTCACCCGCAGAGGTTACTACATCATCACCAGCACTGGTCACAACATCAAGAGCAGAGAGACTAGCACCGAAGCCTGAGTAGAACTCGAAGTCTATAACGCAGTCTGTGTTAACTCCTGCATCTTCGATACGCCAAGGGTAGAATGCTCTGAGTGCAGCATCAAGTACGAGTACATTATTAATCTTAGACTCAACATCCTCACCTTGATCGGGCCAAGCCCAGTAGGCTCTCTTGTTCACACTGTCAAAGGAAGTCTTTAGTTTAGCCTTAGACTCGTTAGGGATAGCATCCCAGTAAGTCTGAATAGTAGTGAGTGTCAGGTTGCTCTCAACTGGACGACCACTAGCAGCATCGAAGTCTAGAGTATGGATACCGTTGCGGCTCCACCAGATAGGTGATCCATCTGCAACAATAAAGCTACTAGCATCTACGATACCTACGTCAGTAACCTTTTTAACAGCGAAGGCTGTAGGAGTGAAGACACCATCAATACCTTCGATACGCCACACACCGTTATCAGCAAAGATGTACAGGGAAGCATCAATAACGTAGAGAACCTTGATACCTACTGCACCAGCAATACGGATCGTACCACCGTCTGTATCAAGTAAGTCACTAATCTGTTCAGAGGTAGGATCGTTCTGTTGTAGACACTCACCCAGTTTATCGAAGTCAGTTATGAGCTGACTAAAAAGAATGATGTCTGTGTTCTTAGCACTGTTCAGACCTGCGTAGAAGGCACGACCTGAGAAGTTAGCTACAGTAGAGAACCTGCTAGTCTCTACCTCAGTCGTAAGACCAGAGACACCTGAGACACTAGAACGGTTCTTATTAAAGAAGTCTAGGATGTAGTGTCCGTTACCAGTAAGTGATGTACCAGTGTAGATCTTTCCCCACTCAGTTGCATCGTAAACACCTGTAGCATCTTTACCTGAGTACCAAGGGTGTGTCAGACGCTTTGTGAGGTCCGTAGGAGCACCATTACCTGTGTTCCAGCCTGTGTTCTGTGCATCGTACTTACGTTCATCAGAGGGGCTTGAATCATCCTCTGTATAGGTAGAGGTGTCACCCTGCCAGTCGAAGTCACGAGTACGGAAATCAATCTGTGTAACTGTTAAGGTTTCTGCTACGTTGTCTCGTTCAATGTAGATAGGATTGATAGAGGGAGATACTACAAGAAGAGCACCCTTGAGGGATGTGAATGTACATTTAGCTTCTGAAGCACCTACACCACCTGAGGTCTCGTATGTAGCTAGGTTAACTGTGTGAGCTTCGAGGTTAGCTGAGAAGGGAGCCTCTGCTTTGTTGTAGAAGTAAAGGGTAGCACCGTTCTGAAAGACTAGGAACTCTAGGCCTGACTGACCACCTACGTTAGCCCAAGTACCTGTGGCTGTGATAGCTGCATCTGATACAGTGAAGCTAGACAGTACGGAGTTAGTTTCTTTAGCGATACCCTTACGTCTACGGCGTGAACCATCACGACGAAGATCACAGTTTAGTTCATCTACAGAAGCATCAGGTGGAAACGTAAGTTCCCCTGCCTCAGTAACCAGACCTTTGATGAAAGTATTAACTACCCTTTGAGTTAGATTCTGTGGCATTTCGTTTCTTCCGCTCCTCAAAGTCCTTACCGAAAGCCTCACGTTTCACAGCTTTAGTAGGAGTCAATGTATTAAAGTATCTTTGGATAGCATCCTTGGCCCTTAGCAGAGAAGTGTACTTGCCACTTAGTTCCTTAGGTACTACGCCTTTCTCGACATGGACCTCGAAGAACTTATAACCGCCGGGTGTTTTCTTGACATGAATAGCTGTACTAGACTTCTCAGGACATCTTGCGGTTAAGAGCTGTTTGTCATTGTTAACACTAAATTCAACGTCTACCATATGTGGGCCTTTTGTTTGCTTGCTTGAGTCGGTGCATGTCGTTCTGTACGTATGACTTCTGCCTACGTGCAGCCTGTTCGATCTTCTGGTCTACACCATTCTTGAACAAGGAGAAACATGTTGACTTAGACTCAGCAATAAGGTAAGGGAACAATACTTCATCTACGTCAGGTGTGAAGTCATCGTTGATTGAGAATGTAGGGATCTTATGTCCGTAGCATCGTGTCTTAGAGGAGGTCAGTGTCTGGCTGATCGTGCTTTCGTAGGAGTCCATAACAACATGCTCGTCATCAAACAATGTGAAGTAAGAAGGAGCCTTGTCGTTACGGATCAGGACAGGTACGTTACCGTTCACTGAGTTAACTGTAATGGTTGCATCACCTTCAGCATTCAAGCTCAGGAACTCAATAGGCTCCAAGTACTTTAGAGTGCGGAAGTCTGTGCCAGTAGAGGAGATGTTGTATTGTACAGTCTCAATCTTCTTAACGTCATCAGGGATACTGAAGTGTGTAGGACGACTACTGTTAGAGAGACTTGTTAATGTAAGAAGTTCTTGATGCTCAGGTATCATTCGTGTTGACACCATGTTAAAGTAAACATCACGAACTACAGAAGCAATCTGTTCAGCTTCTATAGAATCACTAATGCTGTTCACATCCTCAGAGTCCATGTCGGACAGGATGTTCTGGACTATCTGTAGGAGTGTTCTTTTCATTAGGTGTGCTCCACTACGATTGATACAACACAATCAACATGAGAACTAGCACCGCCGTCACCCTCTACTAGGATATAGTCGTTGTCGGTAGTCGTGTTGTTAGTAGAAGGGTTAGTAAAGTCTACGTCACCTGCGGCTGATCCTGCTTGAGTGATAGTGACTGTACCCATAGTTGCTGCGGAGGAGTTCTTTACTGTGAGAACAACATCTGCCCCAGTGATAGCCCCTGCGATTACAGAGGAAACTCTGCTAACAGTACCTCCAAAGGGAATAGGTACGTACATGCTGGAAACAGCAGAGATGTCGTGAATGTGTAAGTTTACTACAGAACGTCTGTGATCTTCCCATGAGCCTGAACCTGCGCCATCGGCTACATATACATCACCAGCTGTTGCTGTGGAAGCTCCCTTAGGCTCGTGGAGGTAGGGATCTGATAGTGCTGAATGGTTGACATTTGCCATTTAATATATTCTCCTAGAGCAAGGGTAGGGTGACCCCGAAGGATCACCCTTGTAGTATTATACAGCAGGGTTCGATACGATTGTAACGATACCTTCTGGACGGTACTTCTTAACACCGTAACGAGCAGTAGTTACATACTCGTGACGTTGGTAATCTTTGTTGTACTCGTAATCCACCTCAGGCATTTGACGCCATGCACCGACGAATGGGTTAGCACCCGCATCGGAAGAGAAGAACAAGTTAGCAACACCGTTGTTAGTGGAGAAGTCTTGGGCTGTTGTGCCATCGGCTTCGAGGAGTGCACCATCTGCAACAGTTGCCTTCAGGTAGTTAGATGTATATACATCGAAACCATAGACGTTTGCAACAAAGCGCATACCAGTTGCGATACCATCACGAACAATACCTTCCCACATTGGGTTGTTAGACACGTTAACCAAGTTGGTCAAGGTGTTCAACTGGTACTCAACGGATGGGTCAACGATAGCAACCATACCACGATCAGGAACATTAGACTTCTTAAGTGCGTAACGAGCAAAGGCGAAGTCAGCAAGATCGAGACGACCTGCGTTACCACCAGCGATACGGTGAGCAACACCATCAGTTGTTTCAGCTGAGTTAGCAGTAACACCAACTTCAGGAGAAGCGAAGGTTGTTGACTCGAAGTGCTCCATGATTGCACGTTCTTGCTCAGGAACAAACCGTGCTTCCAACTGTGCGCTGTAGAACGAATCCTGTGCAGCTTTCTTAGTCATGTAAGAAGCAGACTGTAGGTACTTATCTACAGTGAACTGGAACTCTGCTGTGTCCATTGGGACATACGATACAGCAGCATCTTCAGTGTAGTCGGCTACAGTTGTTTCACCGATTGTTGGGATAGTGAATGTGTCACCATCAGGGAAACCATCAAGCATACGTACATAACGCTGTGCTTGCATTTCGTCCCGAAGGATCTCTTTGAGTTCTGAGGAGTATACCTCTGAACGAATCAGACGTTGCATGTCTGTGTTTGAGGAAATCATGCCAGCCATTGTGCTAGACCTTTCTTAAAGTTAATTGCCGAATTTATCACCCATCCGCATCTTATCTTCCATAAGCTGTTGTTGGACTTTAGGTGAGTAGTATTCGTTTCGGTTTTCTCGACGGAGCTTCTGGTAATAAGACCAGTCACGCTGCGAAGAGGATTGCATTGCGACACCATCAGTACGAACTGAACCTTGCGTCATTGGCTTGAAGGACTCCTGTTTCTCACCTAGCAAGGTAAAGAAAGCAGAGGGTGATTCAGAGGCTAAGTTCTGCATACGTTCAAGACTGATCCCAAGTTCTTTAGACTTGTTGAGCAGTACATTGCTTGCTTCAGTACCATACATATCTTGTAGCTTACTATCTACAGCAGAGATGTTCTGGTTAGCTGTTGCTTGCAACTCCCGTTCTGTTAGTGTCTTTTCGACAAGGCTCTTTAAATCGTTTTCACTGACTGCAAGGTTGGTATGTCCCTCAGTAACTGTGCCACTTGTATTAGTATTGGACTCTAGAGGTTTATCGGTAGTGGACGCCGATGCCCTTCCCTCTAGTTGTTGCAAGAGCTTGGCTGCATAGTCCTGTTTGCCTAGATCATCTCGCATCTGAGAGAGTTGATCTTCAAGGTTCTTAATGTAAGCATCAGCTTCCATCTTCCCCTTAGCTAGAACTTCTGGGTCTTTCCAATTCTCGCCACGTGTCTCTACGAGCTTCTGCAAGTAAGATGCCTGTGGTTGGGTTTCTTGTTGCGTAGTCTCTGTTGTCTGCTGGTCCTGTGGTTGGGAGTCAGTAGACTTTGCTTCATCAAAGATTGACATTATTGTTTTCGATCCTTACGGTTGAGGTCTATAAGATTTAAGATGTCATCAAGAGCAGCATTGTACTCATTGACAGCTATTTGTTTTTCAGCCCATCCGGGGCTGTAGTCTCGAACAGCATCTTTTCTTTGTAGTGTCTGTTCGATAACATCGGTAAGGTCTTCAAAGGCGTTGCGGTAGTTCATCACCTCTTTGATGCGTTTATCCTTCGCATCACCCTTGAAGCCTTTAATCCATACTGAGTGCATTAAATACCCATTTCACTTGCTTCCATCAGGCGTTCCTCATTAGCAGCTTGCATGTCCTGTACTTTAGACTGCGTTTCCATCTGCTCTGTTACAGAGATGTTATCTGCGAAGAGTGTAGGTTCACCTAGTTCATATGCAATGATACGAGCTAGTTCCTTACCTGACAGGTGTGGTGCTACAGTCGGGTCTTGTGCTTTGACCGCAGCCATCTGAATTAAGTTCTGTACACGACGAGCACGTTCAGCGAAGTGTCGAGCACCTACTGGTTCGATCTTACCGCTGGACGTAATGTCCTCACGAGTAATGTCCATGAACTTAGTGAAGCCCCGAGCATCATCCAAGATACGAATGGTGTCAGAACGATTCATATAACGACGAGACATCTCAAGCATACTGTTCAAGATAGGCTCTAGGAAGGTACGTTCGAAGTGTGCAGCCTTGTGTTCAAAGATACGAGAGGCTGAGTTCTGTAGTGTCTGTACTTCGAAGGCAGTCTTCTCACCGGGGGTACGGATACCCATAGCTTGTCGAGGAGCACCTGCCATCTCTTCCATCTTGTTCTCTAGGACTTGGATCTGCATGTCAGCATTAAGAGCCGTTGCATCAGGAGCCATGTAACCTACGTCACCCTCTTCACCAAGATAGATACGAGCACCGGGTTCGAAGTCGAAGTCTTCTACATCACCCTTGATCTTAAGAATAGGGTAAGCAATCTGATCGAAGACATCAGCCTTGAGGTTCTCTAGGTGGTCAATGCGGTACTGCATACCTACAAGATTATCTAGTGGTCCCATTGCGTAGAGGTTATCAGGACGGTTTCTCCATCCACTGTGGAAGATCGGAGCCTTACCTAACCATGAAGGGTTCTCTTGGTTGTCGATAACGTAAGCACGATCAACAATAGTAATAATACGATCCGACATGAACTCGTTAGAGGCTTGGTCATAGATGTCACCGTAGAAGGTGAGGATCTCTACGTAGTCTGATTCGTAGTACTGTTGAATATTAGAGAAGCCGTCAGCTGTGAAACCTTCACCCTTGTCAATGTGTCCCT